CTGTACTATTAACTCTAATAATTACGATTAAGTCTGAGTCTGCAAATATTTTATACCCATATGCAAATTGGGTTGTACTCCCATTACCAGAGTAGGAATTCTTTACTGTAGTTGAAGATACTGTCATAACTTAAAAACCTTTATTACTTGTTGAGGGTTTTGTAAATAAATATTTTTGATTATAATCTTTTTTCATTCTTCTTTCTACTCTTTTTAATACACCAGGATTTACTGTTTCCATTAGTTGAAAACCTATCATATAATCAAATACTATTTTTGCATAAAATAAATTTAAAAAAGGTATATTTTGACTTATTGCTCTATAAGCAGCTTTACCTGCTTTACCACCTTCTAAACCCAAAGCATATTTAAAAGCCAAACCAAGATCAACAGCAGTTAATGGAGCTGGACCAATTAAACCAGCAACAACAGATCCTGCATCTCTTTGTTCTTTAAATAATACGTCTCCATATATACCAAGTCCACCACCTTGTAAAAAAGCAGCCATAATAGTTTTGCCTTTAGTTGGATCTCTTGGCTCTTTTCCTTTTAATAAATCTTTCATAGTCATTGCGATATAACCCATAAAACCAGAAGTTATAACTAATGCAGCCATTCCCCTTATTCCTCTTCCTATTTCTGCTCTACCAGCTTCTGTACTTAAACCACCTAATCTTTTACCTTTTCTTATATAAGCCATTTCTCTTCCTAAAACTTTATTCATAATAGACATTGGAAATGCTTTAAATTGACCTACAAATCTAATAGCTTCACCCATACCAGTTCCTGCTAACAAACCTTGTGTCATAATACCTTTTACTCTAGCATCTGGTTCTATAACTGCATAAATTGATCTATCTAATAATATTCCAGATACTGAATATTTAAACTTATCTTTTTCTATTTGTAGTTCTGTTTTACTTAAATTATCTATACCTGTTATTCTCTTTATATCAGCATCTGATATTTGATCTAAATTTGCAATATTAATAAATTCAGTTCCATCATCTGCTTTTACCATTCCATCTTTTGTTTTTCTAATTACATCCCATTTAACAGAATCAATGTTATATAAAGCAAAAAATTCTTGTAATGGTTTATTTAATTTATCAAAACTTAAATTTTTTTGTTTAGCATAATAGTTAGCCATACCTAACATTGAGTTTTCTTTTAAAGTGTTGGTCCACCAAGAAAGTAGATTATATTTAAAAAATGTTCTTTGGATTCTAGTCCAACCTTTAGTTAAATTATCACCAACTGTGTGTCTACCAGAAATATCATATACTACACCCTCTGACGTAAACCCCATTCCTTCAACTAAATCTTTTTTATCTTGTGTATTTTTTCTTCTTGCTAAACCTGTAAACCCTTCATACATTCCACCTAAAAATGATCTACCTTGGAATTTCATTTCTGATCCATAAATACCTAAATCAGCAGCAGCAGATATAACTGCACCACCTAGTTTAGCTGTATTACCTACAGCTCTAGTTATTGCTGACCATTTTGCTGCACCAAAACCAATAGTGCCACCTTCAATAGTGTGAATAGTTCCATCTACAACTTTCATATATTTATCAAATGGTGTATAGGAAGATATAGATTGTGCAGCAGCCAATCTTTGATCTGATATTAATCTTTGTTGAATAGCATATCTAATTTTTTCAAAATTTTGTTTTGGTTTAGTACCAAGAGAATCTATCATACCCATGTTTCTTCCAGCGGTCATTAATCCAGAAAAATAAGTTTCTTTTAATGATCCTGTACCAAACTTTTCATTTACAGCAAACCAATCTTTTGCAGATTTATAATGTAATACTCTTTTAAAATTTGCACCTTTTGCTACATTTTTAGTTCCAAAAATATTACCAGCTCCTTCAGCTATTTGAATTTTATTTCCAACTATAGAGTTGTAAGCATTTAATAAAAAATTATCTATATCATCTGTATTTGCAAATGTTCTATCGCCATCTAAATATTGTAATATAAAATTTTTCCATGCTGTAAAATTTTTATTATAATTTATATCTTTACCTTGTAAATTTTCTGGTACAGTTATTTCTTCTAATTTTTTATTTAATCTGTTTGCAGCAGCTCTAACATTAAATTGATCATAAGATTGTTTAACAACATAACCCCACATTTTTTCAATATTAGCTCCTCTAGCATTTAATTTTTGTCTAACAAGTTCAGAATAACTTTCCATAATTTCTGCTAGTTTTCTTATTTGTGGATTTTTTTCTGTAACTGGTGGTTTTAATCCTGTTCTTTTTTCTATATCTGTTTTTTGTTGAGCAAACTCTTCCATAGCTATAGCAATTCTTTCTTGTGTTGCCATATCTGCATTTGAAAATATTTTATCTACTCCAGCATTTTTTAATTCAGCATTAAAACCAGCAATTAATTGACCTTGTGCAGCATTTTGTGCAACACCTACAGATTGTCTAGCACCAGTTGTTAATTCATTAGTACCAACCAATAATGATATTAATCCATTTTCCGGATCATCTTTAAAATTTTCTAACTGTTCTTCTACTTTTTTTCTTACTAATATCTCATCATTAACAGCATTTATTTTATCTTGTTTTTTTTGTGCTTTTATTTGTTCTGTTACATCTTTAGAAATTTTATCTATATTAACTTCATCCATGCCAGATAGTTTTTTTTCTGCCATTGATTGTTGAATTAAATTTATTATTTCATCTCTTTTTACAGATTTAATTGAAGAACCTTTTAATAAATTTTCTACTCTTGTTAAACAGGTATTTTTAGCCATTATTAATTTCCATTACTACAGTTAATATAATCAGCAACAATATCATCTATTTCTTGTGATTTAGAATTTACTTCATCTAATTGTTCTGATGCAATTTTTAATGTTGAATCATCTGGACCAAACTTTAAATTTAATCCTTTTTCAGATTGTTTTGTTCTTACTTTTAATAATCTTTCTTCTGAAACTTTTAATTGAGTATCTTTTGGTTCTGCTCTTACTGTGCTATCTTTTACAGAATTTAATTCTAAATCATCTGATATGTTTTTACGATTAATTGTAGCTTCATTAACTACAGGTTCTGTTCTAGTTTCTTGATTTAATTTTTGTTTTTCTGCAAGTAATTCATTATATTTTTTTCTAGCATCTGCAACATTTTTTTGTTTAAAATCTGGTGATGTTAATTGTTCACTTTTAGAAAATTTAATAGCATCATCAAGATTTTTTCTTGCTGCATTAAGTTGTATATCAAGTTGTTTAGTTGATGTGCCATTCATTACAGGATCAGCATTTGCTATATCAGTAACATTTACCGGCTCATCTAATTGTTGATCACCAATAGCTTTTGCTAATAATTTTTTTCTTAACTCTGGATCAGTTTGTTCTAATCTCATCATTAGTTCACTATCAGCAGGATAATATTCTTTATAGAAATTTACTTCTGGCTCTCCACCTTCAACTGTAGTTAAACTTTCTTTGTTTGCTAAAACTCTTGCTTCAAAATTTCTAGCAGTTTTTATATCTTTTAATTTACCAGCACCCACATGAAGTCCTCCACCAATAACAGAACCAAAACCAATATTCATAAAACTATCTACAAGATCATAATCTGCTTGTACTTTTTGAGCTACACCATAAATAAGAGGTTCTACAAGAGTTGCACCAACAGCTCCTTCTACAGCACCTCGTGCTAGTCTAGCAGTTCTAAAACTTGTTGCGGCAGCAACTCTAGCAAAGTTAGCTTGTCCAAAAACAGGTATAAAAGATACACCAATATTTATAGGATCAAGAAAACTAACACCTATACCTGTTGCAAGTTTTGCAGCACCTACATAAAAACCACCATCTAAAGGATTCCAAGAACCTTTTGGTCCTCTTTGAATTATACTTTGTCTTTCTAATTCTTTTTCTTTTTGATCAACCATAATATTAACAACTGATTGATATTCATCTTGTTCAAAATATAATCCTATATCTTTATATCTTTCATTCAAAACATTTCTGTCTACAGGCTCTATATTTTGTAGCCTTGATTCTGATTCTGCTTGTAAAGTATCTCCATAAGTCATTAAAGATATTACTGGATTATAATTCCAGTTATCTTTTGCAACAGCTCCTAATGATTCAAATAAATTAGTTTTATATTGATCATAGCCTGTGTCTTGTGCTGTCTTGTTTATGTTTAATCCAAAACCAAATTGTGCCATATTATTTATCTAAAAAATATTTTTTAAAAAATTTGTTTCTTACTAATGGTTTAACTTTTCCATTTTTATCTGTAAAAACTCTTTTATATTCTTTTCTCATTACTTTTTCGTTACCAGAAAATAATGCTTTTTTAAATAAAGGAAATACATTTGGTTTATTAAAATCTATTACATTAAATTGCATATCTATTAACATTTGTTTTCTTCTTAAATCTAAATTAATAAATTTATTACCATAATTTTTGGTTAATATTTTTTCTGCTTTTTCTAAATCTTGTCTTAAAATATCATTTGATATTTCAAGCACTCTTTCTTTAGAGGTTGATGCTTTTATTTCTGATAAGTCATAACCATATACTGTGTTAGTTTTGTTTTCTTCTTTTGTAAGTTTATGTCCAAAACCTATAGTATCTAAACCACCTTCTTTTGATTTATGTCTAAAACTAGATATATTACCATCTAAAAGTTTATCATTTTCTACTGTTTTCATGTAAGTTGAAAAAGATTCTACATCAAATGTTTTGTCTTTTACAGCAACAGGTTCTAAATCAACTTTAATAGCACCACCCATAGCATAAACATTTTCTACATCTTCATTGTATTTTAAATTCATATCAAAGTTTTCTGAAGTACCCGGAACAGTATAAGTTGTGTCATTAAATTTAAAAGCAAGTTCTTCTCCTTTTTCATTTATTACAGGTGCAAATGATCCATTTGCTAATACTATTCCAAAAACTAAACCCTCTCCATCTGGAGTATTTCTCCATTGACCATTAGTTTGCATTTGTGATTTCATTTTATTTGTTAATAAAACTTCATCTCTTTCAGTTGCAGATTTAAAAGCAACAGCACCAAACTCCGGTAAATAATAATCTTTTAATACATTTGCTTTATCTATAATTCCATCTACACTTGATGATATATCTTCTCCATTATAAATTTTAGGAATAAAATATGTATCTTCTATTTCAAAATTTTGCATAAAAGTATTAGCAGCAGATTCTGCAGCATCTTCTGCGTTCATTCCTTTACCATACATTCTATTGATTGCTGCGTAACTTAAAAAATCTATAAGTTTTTCCATTTCTGGTAATGTACCACTACTATCTAATGGAACATTTTTTCTTAATATAGCTTCAAAATCTTTCATCTCTTCACTAATCATAATACTAATATCATCAAATTTTGTTTCATTATCAGTTTCTCTTTTTAAAAAACTTTTTAATTTGTCTTTTTCTTCTTTAGTATCAAGAGATAATGCTTCTATAGCAAGTTCAGAGTTACCTAATGATAAAGCAATTTCAGCTCCTTCTGGTAAACCACTTGTTTTTAATTGTGCTATAACTTTAGATTCAAATAATCCATAATCATTACCTAAACTTAACATTAAATCTTGCATACCTTTTTGATCACTTTTTTCTGCAAGATCAATATATGAATTAACAAATCCTGTTGCTTGTTCATTTGTCATAAATCTATGTTGAGATTCTGGTATACCTAATTTAGTTTGTTCAGTAGCCAAAGCACTTGCTAGTTCTATGTTTTTTTCTGATATTGCTAATGCTTCTCCATTAGAATCAAATACTGGTCCAGCATTATTTGATGTTCCTTTTAATTCTTCTAATTCAGAAACTAAATCTGCAATATTAGAATTATTTGTTTGTAATATATAATTAATTGGGTCTTTACTAAGACCATCAATTCTTTTTTTAAGAATTGTTTGATAGTGTTGTTCTAATGCTTGACCTTTTAATTCTGTATTAGATTCATATCCCTCTGTTATAATATTTTTGTACAATTCATTTAAGTCTTTATCTGAAGAAGTAAGTATTAAATTATTATTAATAACAGTATCTTTTAATAAAGATTCTTCTTGTAACATTTGATTAGCAACTGGCTCTGTCATTATTTCTTTTGCAAGTTCCATATCAAATCTTGGAGGTTCTTTTCCAGCCATTATCATTGCAGTATAATTCTCCCACTCTGTTGTAATTTGTGGTCTTATAATTGTTTTAGCTTTTTCTTCTAATTTTAACCTTTGTTCAAATGATATATCTGGTAAATAATTTTTATCTTTTAAAGCATAAAATGTTCTTCTAGGAGCTTGTTGAACATCTTTTAAACCATCATATGTTTGTAATTCTACAGGTATATTGTCTAACATAATTTGTAATTCTGGATATGTTACTTGTGATTGAAAAGTATCTATTGTTAGTTTTTCTAAATCTGTTTTTAAAGTTCCTTTAGCAATACCACTATCATCTGTATCAGCAGTTATAAGTAAAAGTTGTTTTTGATCATCATAACCACGAAGTAAATTTTTTAAAATATTTTCTGATATTTTTTTATCATTTTTAAATATTGTTTTTCGTGTTTCTGCTAAAGCATAGTTTTCAAATTTAATTCCAACATTACCATTTGTTGCTTGAGATTTATATTTATTAATTAAAGTATTATTTTGATCTTTAAAATATTTATTAGCAATATCTTTATTAACTGACATAATTTCATCAGAATTAATAGTTTCTGTTATTTTAATTTGATCAGTTATATAATCGTTTTGTAGCCTTAATGCTTCTGATTGGTTTTGTGCATTTGTTTCTAGTATTTTTTGATCAACAACCATTTTAGTAACAGGAGCTAAAGCACCAGCAACTGTTTGATTTAATGCAATTTGTGGAGTAGTTGTAGTTCCCTCTAATTGAGTTATTGATCCTTGTGCAGTAAATGTAGGTATTTTTGGCATTATGCTTTAACTCCAGATGATGAACCTTTATTCATTGTTATTAAACTTGTTCCTGTACTAGCAACAGTTCTTAGTTGTGCAAGTTTAGATTCTTGTCTTGCTATTTGACCTTTAATTCTTGCAAAGTTTGCTTCTTCTCTTTTATTAGCTGCTGCAACTCTAGAATTATAATATATTAAATTTTCTTGTAATCTTTTTTCAAGAGCATTTGATAAAGCAATATTATAAGCACTACCTGTTCCAGTTTGAACTCCAGATTTAGCAAGAGCAACTCTTGTTTCTCCTTTAACTTTTTCATAAGTTTTACCAAATTGAGCTACATCAAATTCTGCTTTTTCTTCTATTTGTATTGCTTGATTATCTAATACTTGACCGCTTCTATTAAAAGATGCTTCATTAAATTTACCAAGAGTACCTTGCTGTTGGTATTGAGATACACCCATTGCTACTGTAAAAATATTTGCTGCTCCCATTAGAATAACCTCGCATACATATATTGGTCTGAACCATCAAAACCCCATTTTCTCATCAAACCTTCTTTTTCTAAACCTAACCACTCTGCAAATCTTTGACCTTCAGAAAAATCTTTTCTAATTGCAGATTGAACTCTAGTAATATTATTTTCTTTAGCAACTCTTGCAA